CCAAGCTCAAAGCCAAGGGCCTCAAGCTCCGCTGGGAGTCTCCCGCACCCATGGCCGCCGAGGCCAAGGCCAAGAACGAAAGCAAGACAAAGTTCACCTGCCCATCGTGCGAACAGAACGCCTGGGCCAAGCCGGATGCCGTGCTGATCTGCGGCAACTGTTTCGAGGACGATCCCAGCGACCCGCAAACCATGCTTGCCAATGCCGCATAACCAATAAGGCCGCGCAATGCGGCCTTATTCCTTCTAAATCGCCTCTAAATTAGCGTTGTTTTCGCAATGTTGCCCATAGTCAAGCTATGGGCAACTTACTCAATCCAGCTACGCCGATCAACCAATTCCATGATTCCGATGTTCCGCTGGAGCCCACCGACCTCCGCGCCGGTGATTCGTGGAATTGGGAGCGCGTATTCCCCGATTATCCCAGTGGACTCTATCAGCTCAAGTACATCTTCAATAGCGCCTCGAACCGCTTTTTGCTCGATGGCACACTGGCCACCAATCCGCCCATTACCGCCGATAGCGACGGTCAATCCTTCGACATTCAGGCTTCCGCAACGCTCACCAATACTTGCCCGCCCGATACCTATCAACTCGTGGCGATCTTGGTCGGCATTGCGGGCACCACGGCCGCCGGTGAGCAAGTCACGTTGCCGTTGCAAGACCTGATCGTGTCGCCGAACCTGGCATCCGCCACCGGCCCCGTGGATACGCGCACCAATGTCAAAAAGAACCTCGATGCCGTTGAAGCGTGTCTCCTGGGGAACACCGACCCCAGCGTGTCTGAGTACATGATTAACGGCCGCCAACTCCGCCGTTTCCCCCGTGCCGACCTCATCAAAGAGCGTTCGTTCTGGCGCGCTCAATATAGAGCCGAACTCCGCGCCAAAGGGGAGTATTGCCCGCGCCGCGTAATCGGTTTCCGCTTCACAACGAGTCTGTAAGAGGAGCCGCATGGCACACGTTGAACCAATCAATCGCAGCATAGTTTCCCGCTTTCGCGGCGCTCTCGACGTGTTCATGGGCAAGCGTTCGCTCACTTCCGATTCCACCCTGGCTCAGCTTGGCGGGTTCAATGGATACTCCGGCTTTCAGGCCGCAAAGCAGAGCCGGATGAGTGTTGATTGGCCCTCCGCCTCGCGCTCCGCCGATCAGGACTTGCAAGTCGATCTGCGCAAGCTCCGCGCCCGCGCCCGCGATCAGGCCATCAACTCGCCCATTGCTTCCCGATTCCTGGGCATGGTGCGCGCCAACGTTGCCGGCCGGCATGGCGTCAAGCTGGCGTTCAAGGTTGCCCAGGTGCGCAAGAGCAAACAGAGCAACGGACTCGACGAAAGGGCCAATGAGGAGTTGCGCCGCGCGTGGCGTGAATGGGGCAAGAAAGGTTCCTGCACCGTCTGTGGCCGCTACTCATGGCGCGAGGTGCAACGGCTCATCACAGAGAACACAGGGCGAGACGGAGAGCAGATTATCCGCAAAGTCTACGTGCCCAAAACCGTCAACCCGTTCGGCTTTCAGATACAGCTCATCGACGCCGATCAGCTTGACGACAATTTGAACCTCATGGGCCGCGCCGATGGAACACAGATACGCATGGGCGTTGAGGTGGACCAGTACCAAAAGCCGATTGCTTATCACATCTTCCAGGGCAATCCGTACGAAGCCTCTTTTGGCTCATCCAATCGCCAGCGCATTCCCGCCGATCAAATCATTCACTGGATCGTGGCGCACCGCACTGGACAGACGCGCGGTTATCCGTGGATGGCCTCCGGCATGGGTCAGTTGCGGATGCTTGACGGATACTTCCAGGCGGAGTTGGCCGCCGCGCGCATCGGCGCTTCCATCATGATGTCTATCGAGACAGCCAAGGACGCCGATCCGGACGCCGACGAAATCGAGGGTGACGGCATCAACGCCGATGGCTCCAAGGCTATCGACATCGGAATCGGCAGCGCCATCGACCTAACGGGCACCGGGGCCACGCTCAACAACCACACACCCACGCATCCCACCAACGCCTTTGACCCGTTCACAAAGCAATCGGGGCGGCTGATCGCATCCGGTTTCAACGTGCCCTATCACTCGCTGTTCAACGATCTGAGCGGCGTCAATTACAGCTCCGCGCGCATCGGCGAGATGGAGGTACGCGAGTTTTGGATGGAGATGCAGACCTCGTTTATCGACAACGTGACAGAGCCTATTTACGATGCTTGGCTCGGCGCTGGTCTCCTCAATCAAGCTATCGCCCTGCCCTTTGCGGATCGCAAGCGGTTCTGCGGTGAATTCATCAAGTGGGAGCCGCGCCGCTGACCTTGGATAGATCCGCTCAAGGATGTGCAAGCCAACACCTTGCTGGTGCAGAACGGCTTTGAGACGCACGAAAGCATCCTCAACAGCGTGGGCCGTGACCTCGAAGAAACCTACACGTCGCTGGCGCGTGAGCAGGAACTTGCGGACGACTTAGGCATCGCGCTTGGAACCGATATTCGCGGCCAGGGCACAAGCGAAATTAACAACGAAGATGAGACGCCGGAAGATGCCACCGGCGCAGAGCCTAAACAGGAAGACGAAAAGCCCGCCGCGCCAACCAAACCAGCCAAGCCAAAGGCCGGCACAAAGCCCGCACCGGCCAAACCGAAAACGGGCCGCAATCTTCAACGCGGAATGCACCCCGCCAACGCGGCCCTGTGGGACCTGACGAAAGAGGAAAACGAATGAAGAGCTTGTTACGAATTGCAGCCATTACCCTCGCGATGCTTGCCGGAATCGCATCGCTCCCCGCGCAGACCGTCACCGTAACCGCGCACTATTTCTCTGATTCGTCGGGCAACCTCATCACCGGCAACTTGTTTTGGCAGCCCACGCTTGCCAACGGTACGGCTGCCTCATACCGGCTTGGCAGTGGTGGCCAGGTTACATCGCTGCCCGTGAGCGTCTATGTGAATCAAGGCGCATTCTCTTTCACCATTGCCGACACGTCACTAACGAGCCCGGCGAACATCTGTTTCCGGTTGACACTCACCACAACCGTGAGCGGTTCGGCGCTTGGTGCGGGTTACAGTTGCGTTCAACCACACAGCGTTGCCGTGGGTGATACCGATTGGTGCCAGGCCGGTATCTGTAACCTCGATGACTACACGCCGAATCTCCCCTCTCTGCCAATAGCGTATGTCTCTCCTGATCTGATGACGGCATGGAACGTACAGGCCGCGTCGTTCATCGGAGCGGGAAACACTATCACCCAGGCCACTCTCACAGACTCCGCAACGGTCACATTCTCCACCGCCGGGTCAATGATGAGCATCGCCACGCTGCCATTGAGTAGCACAGTTTCCACGCGCACCGTCAACGTGACTGGCCTTGTCAGCGGCGCGCGGTTTGCCATCGTTATCAATGCGCAGAATACGCAGACTTTGCAGGTTGCGCAGACCGTCAACTTTGGGTCGGGCTGCACATGGCAGTTCGCCCCGGGAGCTGTGACATCCGGCAACGCTCTCAACATTCCCCCGTGGTCCAATTGGAGTTACATGGCGTACTTCGTTTACGACGGAACCAATTGCATCGGGATGGTTCTCGACTAATCAACCGCCTTGCATTTCTGAGGCCTCAACCCATTCCCAAGGAGGGAATATGAAATTGAAATTTGCGGTTTTCGGTTTGGTCTGTGCATGTGCGCTGGCGTTGGCTGTTTCATTTTCGAGCGCGCAGAGCGCACAGCAAACGCCCATCGCTTATGACACGCTGGGGCATCCGATCTACGGCGGCCTCGACTGCGTCTCCAAGACGGCCCCGGCGGTTTGCGCCAACGACCTCACCGGCTCCGTGGTTGTGGCGGCCGGCGCTACCACCGTGGTGGTCAATGACTCTGCGGTTGCGTCCGGATCGCACATTATTGTGCAGGAAGACTCCTCGCTTGGCACCAACCTGGGCGTTACCTGTAACACCACGCCGGCCACCGCTCCGCCCACCATCTCCGCGCGCGTTATCGGTACCAGCTTCACCATCACTACAACCGCGCCTACCACCAACCCGCGCTGTTTCAGCTTCCATCTGTTCAGCTAAGCGAAAGCGCGTCCATGACTCCGTATTACGAACATGCCGGCATCACTATCTATTGCGGGGATTGCCGCGAGGTGTTAGGGGGGGGGCAGCGTAAAAGCTGCTCTCCTCTGCACCGATCCGCCGTACGGCATTGGGGCGGCGCGCCATAAGTTTGGCGGCCATGGTGTGAAGCAACACCACACCGGCGTGGCGGCCGGAAAGATGATTGCAAAGCGCGATTACGGTGATGGCGCCTGGGACGATTCTCCGCCCGATGCGGGGCTGATAGACCTCATCCGCTCATGCGCGCCGTACCAGATCATCTTTGGCGGCAATTACTTTCAACTTCCACCGTCGAAGTGCTGGCTTGTGTGGGATAAGTTGCGCGGCAATACTGACTTTGCTGACTGCGAGTTGGCTTGGACCAATCTCAACAAGAGTGTGCGCCGCATCGCTTATCGGTGGAATGGCTTTCTTGTGCAGCCGGGCAGCAAAGATGTGCGCACGCATCCAACGCAGAAACCCCAAGACGTGATGCGCTGGGCCATCCTGCAAGCGCCCGATACGTGTAAGTCCGTGCTCGATCCATTCATGGGCAGTGGCACCACGTTGGAGGCTGCCAAGGCCCTGGGCTTGTCTGCCATCGGCATTGAGCGTGAGGAGCGTTACTGCGAGATTGCTGCACAGCGACTTTCACAAGAAATGCTCATCACTGTGTGACCTCGGGGGCCCCGGCGGCGGGTCCATGCCGCTGGGGTGACTGAAATTAGCGGGATTTTTCCATTCCGCCGCACAGTGAAGTTATGAGCACTAAGAGCATACCGGCGGCGCTTCCGATGCAGTATCGGGCCGCAAAAATTGATGCGGAGCCGAAAGAGGGCGAACGGCTGTCTGGCCCCGATCCGGGCCGGTTTCGCTTTGCCGTCTCCAGTGAAACACCTTACCAGCGGAATTATTGGTTTGGGCCGGGCAATGAGGTTCTTCAGCACGATAAGAAGAGCATTCGCACAGAGCGCCTCGATTCCGGCCAGGTTCCCAATAACTTCAATCACGACCCCAACAAACAGCTCGGCATTGTAGATAAGTACGAAATCAAAGACGGCCGGCTTGTGGTTGAGGGGCCGTTCAGCCGCTCGGCGTTTGCGCAGGAAAAGCGCCAGGACTACGACGACAAGATTCTCACGTCTGCCTCCGTGGGTTATCGCGTTCACAAGATGGTGCGCACTGCGGACCCGGATTGTAAGTGCGATTGCGACGAGTGCAAGGCGGGAGATTGCGCCAATTGCAGCGATAGCACGTGTGATTGCGTTGCCCGCTGCGAGGTCCGTGATTGGGAGCCGTTCGACGGATCGCTTGTCACCGTGCCCGCCGATCCCACCGTGGGCCAAGGTCGCTCTGAGTCCGGTGACCAAAATTTCCCGGTTGAGTTTGAAACCGTCTTGCGGCGGAGCGCCGATCCGGCTCCCGTTGCACAACCCTCCATCGTTGTTCCACCCGCACAGGAGAAAAGAACCATGGCCGAAACGGCTGAGAAAACCGCAGCGGAACTTGAGCTTGCGCGGCGCAATGACATCATGGCCGTTGCGACCGATTCCGATTTCCGCAAGTACGTCACCATTGACGAGGCTCAGAAAGCCATCGCCGACAACACCTCCTCGGATAAGTTCCGCGATCTGGTCTCGCGCAAGATTTGCGCCGCCAACGATGCCAGCAAGGTGGGCACCGCCGGCAGCAACCTTTTCGGCGAGATGGATAAGTCCGATCAGAAGCGGTTCTCCGTGTTCCGGTTGGTTCGTTCGCTTACCAATGCGGCCCGCCCGGGCTCGTTTTCTGCCAGTCTTTGCGATGCGGCCTTGGAGCGCGAGTTCAGCGATGAGCTGAAAAAGCGCCTCAAGATCACCACGGAAGGCCCGCTGATTCCGGATGCCATGTCGCGCGCCCTCGGTACGCAGGGCATCGGTAGTGGAGCCGGTCAGATTGCGGTAACCTCCGAAGCCGCCGCCGTGGAAACCTACACGCGGCCGGAAGTTATCGAGATTCTGCGCAACCGTCCGCGCGTTGAGCAGCTTGGCGCGCGCCGCCTGGGTGGGTTGACCGGAGTGATCCGTCTGCCTCGCCAGTCCGGTGCCGGCACTGCGCAGTGGGTGGGTGAGGGCGCGGCTGTTACTCCGTCCGATCTCGCCATGGACTTCATTTCCGTGACCCCGCACCGCATCTCGACGCAGACCGCATGGACTGTGGAGCTGTTGGCCGAAACTGCGCCCGACATTGAGGGCCTGGCCCGTGCCGATCAGGACAGGGTGATTCTGTTGGCCCTTGACCTGGCCGCGCTGAGCGGTCCCACCGGCGGCGCAAACCCGGTTGGCCTGATGAACCTCACCGGCCTCACGCTGCTTTCGCCCTCCGGCACTGCGTTCGGTGACGGCGGCAAGCCGCTCACCTGGGCTGACATTCTGGCGTTTGAATCCACCGTTGCAGCCGCGAACGCGGATGTGGCCACCTCTGGATTCATGTTCACGCCGGAAGTGCGCGCCCAGCTCAAGGCAACGCCGAAGTTTGCATCCGGCTATGCTCTCCCGATCTGGGATGACGGCCCCAAGGACCCGCTGGGCATCGACACGCAAGGCCCCGCCGGCTATCGCGCGGCCGTCACCAACCAGCTCGCCAAGAACGGAACCAAGGCGGGAGTAACCGGCTCCATCCTACACAACGCCGTGTTTGGCGATTGGGGCCAGTTGATCGTTGCCGATTGGGGCGCGCGTGAGGTGGTTGTCGATCCGTACACCCAGGCCGCCAGCGGCGCGATTGTTGTCACCCAGCGCGCGCTGCACGACATCGCTTGTCGGCACGTTGCGGCTTTCGTTGCCAACCCCTACGTCGCAATCAGCTAATCGGGGTGATGCTTTCCCGGTAACTGTCCACTGACAACTGACAACTGCGGGGCCGCGAGGCCCCGCCTAAACAGGGCTCCCGGCGGAGGGTCCATGCCGCTGGGATGTTTCCGAGGTGATCGATGCTTACAGCGAACAAAGGAAACAAGACCGTCAAGGCCGTGTTGCGGGTTGACATGGTTGTGGACGGTGAGCGCATGGAAAAGGGCGAAGTGGTTGAGATGTCCGGCCACAACTTCAAGTACCTTCTCCAACACGACCGCGTGGCCGAGGCTACGGGCGAGAACGTCGCC